AATCCGCGAACGTCTGCCGCTTCCACAAGTTTCTCCCTATGAGTTACATCTATAGTAGTTAGTAACACGTCACATGTCGTGTTTTTGTTCAATAAGTTTTAGGAGTTAGAGATCCCAGATGTGGATTGACAATGATTTCCCAAAACTGCTTGGCGCAGAGCTTTATAGACCCCATCCCGGTTATATCATCGAGATGGCTGTAGAGCCTGTAGTCGTTCATGACTTTGCTAAACAACCAGGTCAAACGGTTCAACTCGACCGTTATAGATTTTGGGGCAACCCTGGAAATAAAGATTCCAGAGAGCGTACAGCAGATCAGACACTCGGCACAGCGTCTAGCAGAAATATCGTTAAGGATAAAGTACTTGTTAACTTGAAAGAGTATACAGGTCCTGCAGATCCTACCGACGCAACTTCTCCTTCAACCTTCAAGGTTGCTCGTGAGACATTGCTAACAGCACAGAGATTGCTACTTGATACCGGCAACCTCAACGTTTTTCATCAGAGTATAGGTAGTTTAACTCTTTTAGACGACTACAGACGTTGGCGTGACAGGGTTTTCGCAGATGAGCTATTTAAAGCAGAAGCTAACGGAAACGCATCTGACAGCCAAGGTGGATACTTCTTCCCTGGTGGTTCAGCTAAAGCAGCAGCAGCTCCATTCTTCACATATGGTGCAGGTATCTCCGCTAAGTTCGACGTAAAGACTGACTTACTGCAAGTTGTAAAAGACATGCGTAAGCGCAACGTACCAACTTTTAGCGACGGTTACTACAGATGTATCGCCGATCCTACGGCAATGATGCATTTGCGCCAAAACGACTCATTCCGTGAGATAGCTCGGTATGCAGGCAACGGCATGGTTAACCCCATGAATCCAGAGCAGGCTCCTAATGCTAACTTCTTCCAAGGTATGGGTCCAGCTTACGGACAAGCTGGTTTCGTAGCCGGTCAGCCGGTGATGCCTACCGGATTTTTGTTTGAGGGCGTAAGATGGTTCGAATCAACCAACTTACCTGAGAAAACTATTAACGCAACTGTTCCTGTAGCCGCCGCTGGTGCTGCAGATTACAACATTGCTCCAATGTTATTCTTCGGACCTCAAGCTGTAGGTGTTGGTATTGGTGGCAACAACGCTCAAATTTTACTTAATAATAACGACGATTTTTCGCGCTTTATTATTATGATTTGGTCCTTGTTTGCTGGTTTTGAAATCCTTAATAAGGACTTCATTACCGTTGCTTACTCATTCGTATATTGAGGAGGTAACTAACAATCATGGCTAAAAAGATTTTCCCTGGAAACTGGGTTACAACACTCAGTAGTTATCAAGGTCAGCCAGTTGTGGCTGTTCCTGGTAGACAGTACTACCAAAAAATTGGTTATGCTCTCGTTGACTCCACAGGTGGCACCGAGTTTGACGTAATCATCCCAAGTCCTGATATGCGTGCCGACGACAAAGTTCGTGCAAATATCACTGGTCTAACTATCCCTGCAGATGCAAACGTCTACCACGTTGGTATTCGTGTGCCTGACACAAGGAAGAATAAGGATGCTGGAACCGCTACCTCTGGTCTAGTCGGTACCAACACAGACACTATTGCTGTCAAAGACGCTGCAGCTTCTGCTGCTGCCACTATCAGCACAACAGTAGTTTCTACTCCAACAATCGCAGTTGCTCTTACAACTATTGCTCCTACTTCTGCAAAGAAAGGAGTTGTAGCAGCCCAGACATTAGCTGGTGCTGAGACTCTAAAGGTCTATGTACGTAACGCTGCTGGTAACGGTACAGGTAGTAACCTATCTTCTACTGCTGCTGGTGGTACACCAATCATCGTTGAAGTTGCTTACTTCGTCGAAGATGACGTGCCTGATGTTGATTCAACTTTCGTTCCTTATATCACTGAGACATAAATAGAAGCTAAAACTTCTGTTTGTCCCTATAGTGGAGGCATCTTGTATAAGGTGCCTCTTTTTTATTGTTATGGCGTTATATCAAAATCTAAAGAATGGTCAGATCGTGGACTTCATTGGACATCACGACAAAGATTGGGCCATGGTCAAAAATGCTACAGGAGTAGTTCAGTACGTTGCTCTTGCTGATTTAGAAGCTTACGAGCCAGGGAAAGGTAAGACAGGTCAGAAGATAGAAACACCAGAAATATTGAAGGATGAAGAAGACGTCATGCCTGAGTCAGTCATCCCTGCAGACAACAGATTGAACTTAAATTTGGCTACTGCTGAAGGTATTGCTAAGACTGTAAAAGGAGTTGGTTATGCCACTGCTAAAAAAATAGTAGAGCTACGTTTATCTTTACCTGGCGAAAAATTTAAAAATCTAGAGCAATTACGCAAAATCACTCGTGTTGATTGGGACGAAGTATTTAAGAATGATTTGATTTACCTACAATAAGAAATAGGTTGGCTACATAGCTATTGGAATTAAACGATTACGACAAAAGCCGATGTCGATTTCACCTCGGCTACAACACAGGGGCTAACCTCCCTGCGGGTGACATTGCTCGACTAGAAGAAGCAATGGCTCGAATTCCTGATAGCTATTTTTTTACACGAGTGATAGAACATATCAATCGATGTGATAAAGCTTATAAGCTGTCTCAAGTTTTCAGGGTTGAAACTCAGCCACAACCAAGTCGTATCGAAAGGATTACTGGAGATACTGATAGGGCAATTTTTCAGTCAGACCCTATAAAGGCAGATAAAGATTACAGGGAAATATACTTAAGAGAAGTAGACCGTCTAGCTGAAACTCTATACGTTGCAAACTATCGTAGAGACGAAGTTCGCAGATATGCCTTCGCTCGTTCTGGCGGAGAGTTTATTATGTCTATTAAGGGACCAGCAGATACTGCTGTTGGTACGAGAGTATCTCAAGCTGTTGGCTCAATGAATTGGAGGTAATGATGTATCCAGCACCAGGTTTTGGACAAGTAACGCAAACATCTAATCAAGAGAGAGCCGAAAAAGAACGGCTTAATCAGATGTTGCAAAATGCAGGTATTTCTGTGGGAGATTCTCCTTACACAGAGAATTTAGCTACAGAAACACAAGAAGAGAGAGGGGATATCTCAGGAGCTGGCATTGCTCCTCCACCTACTCCTGTAGCTGGAAATGATTTGGAATTTGCAGGAGGCAATTTACCTGCAGAACACAACAGACAAGAATTAGCTAAGCAAGGTGCTCAACCTAATTTTGCTCAAGCTTTTAATACAGGCGGAAGTAACACAACAGAATTAAACACAGGGATTAGTCCTGGCTCTACTGGTGTAGAAGCAGCTTTAAACGTGCAACCATCTAACTTAGTAACTGACCAAGATGTGCAAGCACAGCAGGATAGGACTCAGATTAAAGATAAGTTCATGGGTCTTTCTAAAAGATATAACATGGATATGGCAATGAGGAATGCGTAATGAATAATTCTAAAAAAGATTCATCAAAATCCATGCGTTATAAGGAAGGTCCTAAAAGATCTTTCAGACCTAACGAATGGTATTTAAATCAAAAGGTGCATTCAGAGACAGATAAATTTTTCTCTGGCAGCAAAGGAGGAGTGCCTAATAATCCTGAAAATGCTAATTCTTTCAGACCAATTAGTGCTCCTATTAACCCGCAGGAGTCAATGTCAGGTGACTTTGTAAAAAGAAAAAATCCTTATGGAGACGCCGAGCAGATTACAGAAGGTGAAGGACCAACATTAGTACGTCCAAACCAAAGAGGTTCTAGTTTTGATCCTCCTCCTGTCCCTGTAGATAAACCTGGTAAGGTTGTACCACCAAAAGCCTCTAAAAGAAAAGGCATGAATACAGGTGTAAGTCTTATTGATCAAGGACCGCAACGTGACGTTCCTGAACCTTTTTTCACAGGAATTAAATCATGAGTTTAATTCGTATAAAATCCATATAGAAGAGGTAACTAATGGCTACTACAAGTTCAAATAAAATGCCGTTATTGGTCGACAGACCATTACATGCATTTGCTACTATCGGCGGCACTGCTGCTTTAACGACAGCAACTAATTTAAATACCCCTAGTTCGGCTGGCTGTACATTACTCGTTGATTGTTCTTCAAACGACGGAGCGATAATTGATAGCTTATCAATCATTGCTAACGAAGCGGTAACAACAGCATCTAACGTTATTGTTTTCATTAGTACAGCAACAACGTCTGCAAACATTACAACTGCTAATACAGTGGCAGTCGCTATGGGCGGTATTACTTCTGTAGCAAAAGGTGATAGAACTAATATTTCCTTACCTCCTTTAACAGTTCCCGTCCCAAATTTGGCAAGTCCTGCAGCGACGATGGCAGCATATCCAACAGAAACTGATAAAAAGAATACTGGTTTATACGTTCCTTCTAGTGCGTTGGTTTATGTAGGGGTAGATGCTGCCTTAACTGCTCCTTCTGCTAATACTCGTGTGCATGTTTTCGCTCAAGGCGGATTCTTTTAAATTATGCCTTCTGCTACTGACACCTCTAGTTTTCTCGATAATCTTTATCGAGCTAAATTTAATCGTGAACCAGACGCTGCAGGAAAAGCATATTGGTCAGGTCAATTAGCGGCTGGAAAGATCAGTCGAGATAACGTATCAAAAAGTTTTGATCAGTCTCCAGAAATGGAGAAGATTAAAAATGAAACAGTTACCACGACTAGCAATGTAGCGGCAGCCAATACAGCCAACGATCTTGCAACTGATAATGTAGCTACTACGTCTACAGCAGCAATTAATAATTATGTTGCATCTAACAATAACTCTAATAACAACACATCAAATAATAATGTAACTATTACAGCCTCCACAGGAGGAGGTGGTTCTGGCCCTCAACAAACTACTAGTTCCAGTAATAACAGCTCTTCAGGAGGAGGAAGCTCTTCAGGAGGAGGAAGTTCTTCTAATTCGAATTGGCTTCAAGAATTTTATACAGCCAATAACATTAATGCTGGATTACTTGATAATGATGCTAAAGCCTACTGGGAAAACGAAGCGGCGACAAAAGGTATAGAAGCAACTAAAAACGTTATAGAAAATACAGCAAAAGCTCAGGGAAATTTTGGTGTTGATACTGATTTAGATACTTTTTTAACAGATTCTTACAACGAGGTTTTTTCTCGACAAGCTGCTGACAGTGGCAATGACGTGTACGATCAAGCAGGATTTGATTATTGGAAACAAGAAATTTTAGACGGTAAAACGTCTAGAAATGATATCGTCGATCATTTCAATCGTTCAGATGAAAAAACTGGTGATAAAACAATTACGTTAGCTGATGGAACAACGGGCACGGTTTCCGCAGATGAGGCTTGGCTAAGAAGTCTTTACAGTAACCCAGATATTTTAAATAGAGAGATTGGTACTGAGGGCTTGGATTATTGGTTAGGAGACTTAGCTGGTACTACAGAGGGGCGAGGAGGCGTCAAATCTACTCGTGGAGAAGTCCTAGCAAATATCAAACTCTCTAAAGAGTATGCATGTAATCAGGATTCTTCCAGAGTTTGGACTGGTTCAGATTGTGTGGAACCTACGACTACTACTTGCCCTGATGGACAAGTTGGTACACCACCTAATTGCCAACCTGTAACTACTACTTGTCCTGCTGGAACGACGGGAACTCCTCCTGATTGTGATCCGATTATTGATGTAGACGATACCTGTCCTGCTGGACAAACTGGTACTCCACCTAACTGTGTAGATGACTCTGGTGATCCTGTAGAGACTACTTGCCCTGCAGGTTACTCAGGTACTCCACCTGATTGCAAAATTGATTCTGGGTATGGAAACGACACAACATTCAAAAATGATGGTGATGAAGGAACATGGATGGGAGATGAAAATAGTGCAAATACTCAGACCTCTTATTTAAACCAAAAAACTAAAGAATACGAAGATCTTTATCAAACTTCTTTAAACGAGCAAGCAAACCTTAATGATGCTTTAGAAGAAGATAGGGTTCGCTACGGAGAATTATCTAGTAGATATGGTCAGTTAAAAGCAGATTATGAAGATGCACGTCGTGAAGCTGATTCCTACATAGACGCACAAAGAGCAGACGAAACTGGTCAGTTAAGAAGAGGTAGCACAGTTTCAGGAAATCAAGCCAGTATTGGTTCTCGTGATTTAAAATCTGGATCAGGAGCTTATGGAAATAATGAAGATAGAGATTACGGACAAGTTACATCAGGTCCTATTACTATCGATGATCGGCCTTTTGCTCGTCGTGGAATGAAGAAAGGCTCTTCCACTGGTTCAACATATTTTGATAATAGAAGTAGGTTTAACAGAGGCGAGAACGCAACATACTACTAAATAGATATGCCTAAAGGATTAGGATCTATGAGCAAAGGTTTCGGGTTACAACCAGTGACTCGTGGATTAGCTCCTAGGGCTAAAGGTTTATATCCTACAAAGACTACAGGAGCTGGTCAGTATGGAACGATTACTTTTCCTACAGTTATAGAAAATTACAATAGAACGACTGACTATAAACGTTGGCAATTAGGACAAGCATATTTCTTTGGCACAGGTAGATCTTGGGATGACAAAGCTTTATATAGCAATACTCGTTTCTCAACAGGAGCAGTCAGCGGAGTATCTAAAGACATCGTCACGATGTTTCCTAGTAAATCAAGTCCAGAAAGAACTTGGTACGTAGGAACTCGAACTCGAGGAAGTGTTATTCTGCCTCAACCTTTAAGCTCTTCTGCTATATCAACGTTTACTTCAGATCCAGACCCTGCTAATCACACATTAGTTTACGACGTAAGCGGTGTTTTAAATGCAATTCAAGTTGGCATCTTCAATGTATTCATTGGAGATCAATTTGAAGATACAGCAAGCGGCAATAATTACCCTGCCGATGTCATTGAAAACCCAGTTGGAAGCGTTGCTTTAACCCTTATAGCAGCTAGCAGTAGTGCTATGACGTTAACTTTTGATTTATCAAAAGCATACGGAAGAATTAAAGTTAATAATACAACTTATTGGAAAAAATTAGATTATGACCCTGCTAATCCTAATGTATGGAACACTAGTAATGGCAGGCATTTATGCTCTTCCCATAAGTTTTTTTGTTGCTGCCCTGATCACTTAGGAGGAGCTTTAGCTAACTTAGAATTTCCAAAAGAAAATGGAGGAATAGATGCATTTCCTCTTCCTAATGCCAGTAGGAATGTTTTTTCTGCGTGGGAAAAGGAAGGTGTAGGTTATTACAGACAGTGGAGAAGTCTCCCTAGGCGAATTGATGCACGTCGCGAATGTAAACACATGCATGCAATGAGATGGGAGGCAGGAGTTCCTTGGTACGAGCCTAATGATTACCCTATTAATGAAGATGAAAATAGGATGTTTTCAGATCAGCTCGAAAGAGATTTTGATAATGAAGTTTATAGAGAATACAATGCTAGACATCGTATTAACTATGATCGCTATATTTTATCTTTAGCCGAAGTGGTTGGATTAGAGTTATTCCCAGGTGGAGATGTTCGAGATAATATTCGTCCTTCTTCCTTGCCTATGCTATGGAATGATGCTGAACAACCTTTGGTGTCTTGGTGTAGGCAAAACGATTGGTGGCTCAAGCGAGGCACTCAACAGCTACGTATATTCAATAGTGCAACACAGGCTTTTGAATCAGTAGTCAATCAAGGAGGTATTGAATACCCCATGGTGGAATCTGTCGTTGGTGGATCTGCAAATGCTCCTGTCATTATCAAGTAAAATTAAACTATGGCAGCTTATCCTGAAAACACTGGTGGAATTATCTCTGCCATACAAGCCTGCATTGTTGCGGCAGGAGGAACATTGACACAAGAGTATCCAAAAAATACAGGTGGAATTATTTCTGCACTATTAACCTTACAATCAGCTATAGCTGGTGGTGGTGGTGGTGGTGGCGGCGGTAGCGTCGTTGTCGAGTTAGAAGCAAATACCGACCTAGGAATAGGTGATGCTGTTCGAGTTCTTTCAGACGGCAAAGTTGCTAAAGCTCACCAAGCCACAGATGGTAGAGGAGGAGCAACTGTTGCAGGCTTGGTTAAAGAAGATGTATCTGTTGGTGGAACAGCAAAAATCATAGTGGCAGGGCCTGTCGACGTGACAGGATGGGCTCAAACACCGACAGACTTGACAATAGGTGCTGCTTATTTTTTGAATGGCTTTGGAACACTGTCTACGACTCCACCCTCTGCTACAGACAATTACGTAACGTTCATAGGAGAAGCAGTGGAAACAAAGAAAATTATTTTAAATATTGACGTTCCTGTATTACTGAAGTAAATGGCAACACGCAAACCCATTGTTTACATTGACGGTTACCCAGGGGAACTAGATGTAACTAGTGATCGTTTAAATCTTCCTTTCATTTTCAGAGCAGGAACTGCTCCCACTGCAGAAGAAGCCGACATTTGGTATGACACAACTGCTGGCATTCTAAAAATGTGGAATGGTAGTGGTTGGGATAACATTGACACGAAAAATGCAGTATATGTTCAAGGTTCGGCTCCGGGTTCAGGAATGTCTCAAGGTGATTGGTGGTACAACACAACGACGACAGGCTTTAGTATGTATTTAGCTGGTTCTATAAATCAATGGACTACTGTAACTAGTGGTTCCGGAGGTGGAGGCGGCTCTATCAGTGATATCCTTGCCTACGGTTAATGGCTTCTTTTAAGAAATTTAATTTACCTTTTGGTAATACCAATTATCCAAGCAGTGGTGAGGTGACTATATACACTCAAACTGCCGCCCAATCTAGTGTCGTAGTAGGACTTTCTGTTTCTAATAAGACTGAATTTGATTTGCCTTGCGATGTTTGGATTCTTAAAGGTGGTGGATCTACAAAACATTACTTAGCTAAATCACGCAGAGTCCCAGCAGGTGAAACAGTTCAATTAATTGATAGTGGACAAAAATTGGTTTTAAGCGCTGATTCAAGTGTGAACGACGTTGTTAAAGTCAATGCTCCTACTCTTGATGGTGGATCTGCGACCACTTTTAGCTGTTGGTTATCTATTTACGAGGATGTTAACTCATGAGTCTCGATGCTATTACGCTTCTTAAGGAAGTTGAAACTCCAGGTATTATTGAATTTCCTGAACCGACTGGTAAAGTCGCTTATGGATTTAAATTTGACATTGCAACTGGAGCCTTTGATGTGGAACGCTTAGACGGCGATTCAGATTTTATTAAGCTCCAAGACGATAATATAATAAGTAATGACGACTATGTGCAAGTGGTTTGGTCTAACAAACTTCTAAACTTTAGTTGGCCCACGACCGCTGGCGTTTATCCAGGACATTTACAAGTTGAAATCGTATGAGCACCATTATTGATCTTGGTAAACTCCGCTTTTTATTTCGGGGCGTTTACAGCGCAGCCACTAACTACGAACTGAATGACGTAGTTACTTACGGTGGTAATGCATATGTCTACATCAACAGAATTGCTGGTGCAGGCACTGTACCTAGTACTACTAGTCATTGGTCTAGTATGGTCGATGGTCTGAGCGATCAGGTCGACTATGACAATGCAACCACTTACCATAAAAATGACTTAGTAAAAGTTAGTGGTCGTGTTTATAGAGCTTTACAGACAACCGTAGGAAATATACCTCCTAATGCAACTTATTGGGTTTTATTCTTAGACGCATTCAAATACAAAGGTGATTGGGATGCTGCAACTGCTTATAAAATCAATGATATTGTCGTTCAAAGCGGCTTAAGTTATATAGCAACTGCAAACTCAACCAACGAAGAGCCTCCTAATGCTTCTTATTGGACAGTATTTACTGAAGGATTCAAGGTAAAAGGTGTCTATGCAGGAGGTACAACATACCAGTTAAACGATCTTGTTGAGTCTGGTGGTAATGTTTGGAGATGCAAGGCGAAGACTGTAGGCAATGAGATGCCTAATGCAACTTATTGGGATTTATATATTCAAGCATTAAATCAAAGAGGTAATTGGACAACTACAACTGTTTATAAAAAAGATGATGTTGTTACTCATTTAGGTCAAACTTATAGATGTGCAACTAATCACACAGCAGGAGCTAGTTTCTTAACAGACTTTACTGGTAATAACTATTGGGTTAGATTTTCTAGTGGTCAGTATTATCGTGGTGGGTATGCTGATGCAACTCAATACTTTAAGAATGATTTGGTTACAACAGGTTCTGCACCAAACTTGAATTTATATATGAATATCAATGACCACTTATCAAACGGAGCCAATATTACCGATGGTACTGAAGTAGCTAATTGGCAGACAATTATTACTGGACAATTTACAACTAGTTCTATCTTTATTGCACAATCATATTTCTTTGGAACAATGAACTGATGCCTTTATTTAAGAAAGCTCAAAGAGCGGAACAGAAAAAATTAGAAATAATAGACAAAAGAACAGATAAGGCTAATACTCGTGCGATGAAACGAGCTAGGACAACTATGAGTAATCTACGTAAACGTGTAGAACGCAACGGAGACTTTGGCATCGGACCTTAAGCGTCTTACAGGAAGAGACATCAAGATTAAATAGCCTCTATACTAAAGTGACGAGGCAGTTCAACTGCCCACCTGTTTTATAGAGATCGTATGGCCTCGGGAGTAAAAGGTAGTTTAAAGCCGGCTGGTGGCGCACCGGATTTAACCAATGCCTACAAATTATTTGGTGCCTCTGCAACAACAACTGTGATAGTTTCTGCTTGTAATCAAGCGGCAACTCCAGATACTATTCGTATTGCAGTAGTTGATTCTGGAACAACAGCAACTTCAGGTGCAATCGACGCTAAGTATTACGTTGAATACGACTATTCATTGTCTGGTAATTCAGCAATGGAAAGAACTGGTATCACTGTTGAAAATACTGGTCGAGTAATTGTCGGTAGTGGATCGGGAAATGTTTCCTTCTCCGCTTACGGCATTGAAACTTGATAAGGAGCTGTCACTACAGGAGGTATAACTATGGGTAGAAAACTTTCTTTTGACGGCATAGCAGGAGCTGAAGCAGATTGGACTGCTAAAACTTCTGCCTATAACGCCGTTGTTGGTGATGCATTACTGCTGGATGCCTCTGGCGGTGCGTTCACTATCACTCTCCCGGCTGCTGCGGTCGAAGATGATTACATTGATTTTGCAGATGCAACAGGACATCTAAAAGATAACAATGTAACTCTTGCAAGAAACGGACTCAATATTATGGGTGCTGCGGAAGATTTGGTTGTTGATACTAAAAACATTGGATTTAGACTTACTTATTACAACGCTGCTCAAGGCTGGAGGGTAACTTAAATGGCAACTTTATCGAGCCTAGTAGGGGGATCAAGTGGTGGCTTTACTGATGGAGCTAGAAATACCACTGAAATGTGGAATGTTTGGAAGAGTGGAGGATACACATGGACTGTACCTACCAATTTTGATAATAGCGTTTCAGTAAAGGTTTACTGCTGGGGATGTGGTGGTAATTCTGGTCAGGACGACAGCTCAGGAAACTCCTACGGAGGAGGAGGTGGTGGACTAGCTATCAAAGAGGTAACTGGTTTATCTGCTGGAGATACAGTCGCTGTCACTATTGGAGAAGCTGGTCATCAGACTCATAACTCCAGAGGAGGAATTACTTCTTTTGGATCTCATTGCTCCGCAAACGGAGGCAATGATGGAGAGAACACTTCTACTCCTCCTAGTAACCCTAATTCCACTGGAGAAAATAGCAATCCTCAACAAAACGTAAACAGTGGTTATGGGCAAGGTGGTGTAGGAGTTGGAGGCGATATAAACAGAAGAGGTGGTCAAGGTGGTGTAGGAAGTAATAACCCAGGTTCAGGCGGTGGTGGTGGAGGTGCATCAGCTCCAAATCCACAAGGACATAAAGACGGATATAGAGGAGGTCATTGGGATAGTTACTCAGGAGGTAGTGGAGCTTCTATTAACTTCCCTGGTACAAGACCTTATACCTCTTACACTGGAGCTGCAGGTGCAGGTACAGCCCAAATGGGCTCTTCTAACAGATGGTCTGCTACTACTTACAGAGCACACGCAGGGCAAGGAGGAGCAGGCTTGAATGGTGCAGGAGGTCGTGGTGCTACTGCAAATACTTACAGCAACGCTTGGATGTGGGTTTGCCCAGCAGTTGATGGACATGGTACCGCAATATGGGGAGCTAACCACATCTTCTTAGGTGGTGGTGGTGGTGGTGCCGGTTGTTCTACTAAGCAATCGTCTGAAAGAGCAGGGAGTAACGGAGGTTGTGGCGGACCAGGAGCAGGTGGCGGTGCAGTCCATTCTTACGAGAGTTCCAACGACGTAGCGTGGTGGACAGGAGGAACTGGAGGAGTCCTTGGCGGCGGCGGCGGTGGCGGTCAATATTGTACTGGTGGATCAGGAGGTAATGCTGGCGGTGCTGGTGCTAGCGGTTACGACGGAAGAGTCGGAGGCAATCAACAAAGCGGTAGCAGTAGCGGAACCGATTGGTGGGGTTCTCAGAGAGGCGGCGATGGTCTCATCTTTATTCAATACAAAGTTACTTAAGGAGGTATGACTAATGGCTAAATGGGCTCTAATGGATGGGAACAATGTTCTAGACGTGTGGGATTCAAAGCCCACCGCCTTGGTTCATCCTGACATTTTGAAAGAATGTGTCACAGTACCAGCCACTGTGAAAGCGGGAGATGTTAAGGATCCAGCGAAGGGTACTTACGCAGCTCCTGTTAAACCAACACCGTCGGTACAACCTGACATCAGAAATTTCAATAAAACCGATTTCTTCAGATGTCTAACAGCAGCAGAAAGAACGAAATATAGAAATATTATCAAAACAGATGATGATCTGGCTGATTTTGACGATACGTTTAATTACTCACCGAAACAAATAGTTGATACTGAAGTACAAGCAGATTTGGATTCACTGGTATCAAAGTCAATCATTAGTTCTGCTACAAAAACAAAAATTGACAATCTTGGCAAGGTGGCGTAATGACACAGACTTCTTCTATTCTCTTAACATCTGGTGGTGGTGGTAGCGTTGGAACTATCACAGGCCCAAGAAATAAACTGGATCTGTTTGTAGGACCTAGCCCTGAAAGCGTAAAGGATTCTGGTAACTGGGGTAGTACTGCGGTATACACTTGGACCAAGCCTACCAATATAAAAGCTGATGTGCCTGTCAGAGTATATGTTTGGGGAGCTGGTGGTAACTCTGGATGTAACTCGCAGTCTTATGGAGGAGGTGCTGGAGGTTATGCCTACAAAGAAATAGCTGTAGCTTCGGTAGGGACAACAGAAACAATTACTTTAGGAATGCCGGCACAGGGTACATCTAGCTCGAGAGGAGCTGCTACTTCCTTTGGTTCTCATTGCTCTGCTAACGCAGGTAACGACGGAGCTAATACTAATAATCCTCCTAGTAACCCTAATTCCACTGGAGAAAATACAAATCCTCAAACAAATATAAACAGTGGTTATGGGCAAGGTGGTGTAGGAGTTGGAGGAGATATCAATAGAAGAGGTGGTCAAGGTGGCTACTCTCACTCATGCAACCCTGGAAGTGGCTCAGGTGCGGGTGGTGGAGGTGGTGTTGCACCTCAAATCACATTAGGCCATAAAGATGGTGGACGTGGTGGTTCTGGATATTCCAGCTACCAAAGTGGTAGTGGCGGATCTATACATTTTCACGGAGCTGTGCAATACGATAGTTGGAGTGGAGGTCCCGGTGGAGCAGGGACAGCGGGCGAGGGATGTGGACAAAGATGGGGAGACGAAAGGAGAAGACGTGCTGGACAAGGAGGTGCAGGATTATTCGGTGCCGGTGGAAGAGGAGCCGCAATGGATACGTACCAGAACAACGACCAAATGCACCCTGCCGGAGATGGTGGACGTGACGGAAAAGGTGGTGCTATTTGGGATCCTAATGGGATCATCCTCGGCGGTGGCGGAGGAGGAGGAGGAGTTAATACCTATATGAGCAGTGGACGAGCAAGCTCCCCTGCTGGAAATGGCGGCCCAGGTGCTGGCGGTGGTGGAAATCAAGGTTATAACTCGAGTAATAGTTCCCACGAAGGAATTGCTGGAAATGGCGGAGTTTTAGGTGGTGGTGGCGGTGCAAACCAATACATGTCTCCCGGTAATGGTGGAGCAGGTGCTGGCTCAGGATCTAGTGGATGGGATGGCGAGCAAAACATGAGGAGGGGTATAGGAGTTGGAGGAAGTGGTATGGTAGTTATTACATATGCCGTCGAGTAATTAATATAAATTAAAATATAAATAATTAATGATTTCCCATGGCTAATTACGCGATTATAGATAACGACGTTGTTACAGACGTGTGCGATGTCGATCCTAAAACTAGGTATCATCCTGACTTGGCTAAAGTATTTGTTTCTGTTCCTAGCAACGTAAAAAATGGCTGGATCAAAACAGGTACAAATACTTTCAAGGCTCCTACACCGATCACTCCTAATCCCAACCCAGCTCCTAGTGTAGGAAAAGTATCTGTTCATGATCAAAAAATCTGCAAAACAGAAGTCATGCTTGTTTTAACTAGAGCTGAAAGACAAGCATGGAAAGCCAAAATAGGCAGTGATACTTTGATAGATGCTATTGAAGAAGAGTGGGAGAGTAATAAAGAAACTTGGTTCTCGACTGTCAATGCAACCAATCCATATAAGACTGCCTTAGCAGATCTAAAAACAAAAGGTGTTATTAGTGATGCAGGAATTACTAAGTTAAAAAATAAATACTTTTTAGACAACGAAAATTTTTAATTTAAAAAGCAACATAAGAAGTTAATTGCTAAGGTTTGTAAAAAACCAATGGAAGAACTTGAAGTTTTTTGTAATAGAGAACAGAAATATGCTGTTGTTGACAATGCGGTACCACTAGATATCTTTGAAGATTTTCAAGGGTTTTTCATGTCTGGAAAACCTGAATGGACTATAAGCACTAAAACGGCTGGAGCGCCTGACTTGTATAAAAATAAAGAATATGGGAAAAATATACGTGTTTGTGAAGCTGACCGTGAATTAAATAACCTCCAAGGGAACATCATATTACTAGGTGATCCCTTGCAAAATATTTACTTTGGCGAAATGAATGAGGCATTCATAGCTCGCATTCATTTATATCATTCTCTGATGAAGTCTTTGTGCAATATCCTTAATCCTTTAGCTCTAATCAGAATTAAAATTAATGCAACTTTCAATAGTTCTAAAGTCGTCGAATTAGGCTATCACCAAGACAGGGTAGGTGATGGAGATGAATTTAATCATATGATGAATGCTTGTTTCTACGTCAATACTTGTGATGGTTATACACGCTTCCTAGATCGAAATGGAGACAAAGGAGACAAAGTTAAAAGCGTTGCTAATCGATTAGTCTATTTTCCTAATTCAGTTAAGCATGCAGGTACAACCACTAGTAATGCAAAGGCTAGATATGTAGTAAACATCAACTATGTTCCTAGGTTTAAATGTCCTTGTCATGAATTTTTAGGAAAAGAATTCATGCTAAATTAAAGATTAATAGACCTTATGATTACAGATGTCGACAATTTTACCTCCTATAGGATTGCCTTATTTTCCTGATGGGGTTCCAGGGGAGGGAAGAATGCCAAGTAGACCTAGGGGAGAAGATCAGTACGGCCCTGGAGATGAAATGCCTCCATACGAGCCTGGTCTGCCTCGTCCTAAGAAGCCTGGTCGACCAGACTATCCAGGAGAAGGAAGACCTAAGCCTCCTGAAATGGACGAAGTTGACATTTTCCTAAACAATGCATACCTAAGAAATTTAGATAGACAGATAGATGATGAAGGTAAAAAGTACTGGGGAGATGAAATTCGTAGCGGTAGAGCTACTAAAGACGATGTTATAGGCAATCTTCGTAGGTCAGACGAATATAGCGGCGTTGTGGAAAATTTCTTAACTGATGCTTACAGAAATAACCTAGGAAGAGAAGCTGATACTGAAGGCTTTGATTACTGGGCTAATGAGTTGAAGTCAGGAAAGATGGATCGAGATCAAGTTTATAGTGCGATCAAAGGATCTAAAGAAGCTGAAGAATACAGAAAGACAAGGCCACCAGAAGATGACATGGTTAGACCTATGCCTATACCTGACAGAGATCTGCCCCCAGTGAGCGACGAGAAGCCAAAGATAGATAAGCCAAGGATGGGGTCACCTACTGGAATTACAGCAGTCAAAGCAGCTTTAGAACGTGACAATGCAGACAGGAGTGATGAAGAAAAAGAAGGTCAAATGAGATCTGCAGCTTTGATAGGTAGAGTTCTAGGAGGAAGTGGATTACTTGGACGAGGCTAGCTTCTTTCGAATTCTCAGCTAATCTTTAAAGACACGATTTCTTAAGATGGCTGACAGCATGAACCCTCGACGTAGGGTAAGGAATAATCAGAATAGATCTGATTTTATGAGTTATTTATATGATTTATATAAAAGAAATAATGCTCCTATTCCTAAAAGAAATACGTATACAGGATTAGCCGAGACTTACGCTAAGCATGTAGGGATGCAAGAGATAGAACGTCAAGTAGATTTATGGCATGACGAAAAAACAAGAGATCAAATAAAAGCATCTAATATTGCTAGACCTGTTAGCCTTGAATACGATGAAGCTTAGACAATATCCTCCTGTCCCTGAAAGGATTCCTATTAGTAGTAATGATCAAAAAATTACTGCTGTTGTCTCAACAAGAGACTATCTTTTAAGATTAACATCACCCAAGGAAACTCCAAGGATTCCTTTAGAAGTCAGAAGAGAAGCGAGAACTTTATTAAGGCATTATCCTTTACCTACAGAAATGAAAGCAATAATGAAAGATTTCTATAGCAAGGAAAAGCAAACATCAGGCTAACGTACTGGCACAAGCCTCTTAAAACATTACATTTTGTATATAAAATAAGAAATGTTATTACAAAAACTTATTTCGTGCTAAAGACTCTTTATAGCGCTGCTGCTTTAACTTTAATAGCTGCTCCTGCTACTCTTGCAGGTCCTTATATAAACGCTGAAACTAACGGAAGTTGGACAGATAAAAAGTACACAAACGCCACAACAGACCTTCATATAGGTTATGCAGGTGCTAATGATACTGGTAAGGTCTCTTATTACGTACAAGGTGGTCCAGCATTCGTAGCTGTTAAGGACGAAGACACTGAAACTCGTCTTTCAGGAAAAGCTGGCGGAAGCATTGCAGTATCTGATTCTACAGATATCTACGGTGAAGTATCTTTCCTCACAGGTGAAGAAGAAGAAAACTTTGGTTCTGGTGGAAAGCTAGGTGTTAAGTACAGCTTCTAAATTATAGATTTTCACTAAAAACCGTTCATACTGTGCTAAGTATGGGCGGTTTTTATATGGAATTTACTCACCATGAATTTTTATATGGGAGAAAAATAGATCCAGATATTTGCGATGGATTGATTGAATATTTTGAAGAATTTCCTTTAGGAGAAACAAAGATTCCTACTCCAAGTGACGCTAAAGGTACTTGGATATGCTTAAAAAGAGAAGGGAGACTTGCTGGTCAAACTAGTCATGACAAATTAGAAAAATCGGGGAAACAATCGCTTGATTTAGGAGTACCATATTATGTTGCAGATAAAAGGATTCAAATTTTTAATAAAGAATTAAATAAAGTTTTAGACGATTATTGTCATAAATTTCCTAATTGCGAATTAGCTCATCAGCCATGGGGTAATGCACATTATGAAATGTTTAATATTCAAAAATATAAACCAAACGAAGGTTTTCGCAGGTGGCACTGTGAAAGGGCTTCAATGAATTCAAGAACAGTAACTCGTCACCTAACATGGATGACTTATTTAAATAATGTCCACAATGGAGGAGGAACGGAATGGGCTCATCAGAACTTAAAGCTTAAAGCACAAAAAGGGTTGACTGTTATATGGCCTGTGGACTGGACTTACACTCATCGTGGCATTGTTAGTCCTACTGAAACAAAATATATTGCGACTGGTTGGTTTAATTATTTACCTTCAGAAGAAACATATCAATCACCATTAAATCGTTTTAAAGATAAAAAAGGATATTTCTTTTCTAAAGACTTGTTTATACCTCAATAGTAGACGAGTGATGTCATAATACCTACTACAATAGGGAATGAATGTAATCTGTTAGAACCTTGAGATTCGCTGCAGGAGGCTTCGGTAATACGGAGGAAGATCAACGGGCTTTAGCGGCTTGGTTGTCAAGCAAACTGACTGGTGATCCGAATGCTTTTGCGGAGGACGTAGAAGGTATATTGGGAGGTTCAGCCTTGGAGGATGAAGGTATTCAACTTTTAGCTCATCACAACAATCCAAATTTAACTTCAGAAGGTAATGTTACAGCAGAAGGATTAACGAATGCAAGAGAAGCAAGTGGTGAGCCCTTTGGTGTTGGCTTTGGCGGTCCTTCAGGATCAGAATTAAAAGCTATTCAGGATGAATTAGACGCAGCAGAGGCAGTAGACGGAATATTGAATCCAGCAATACAAAGAATCCCAGTAATACCTTACGGAGCTCAAGCTGGAATGGCAGGAGATTTGATACCGCAAGCAGCAGGAGGGATGCAGAAAATGAATTTACCTTTTGAAGATGTACCTGTGCAAAATCCTTTGCTCCCTAGCATACCTCCAGGATACCAATACAATAACTACTAATGGATCCGAACAGCGGTATTGATCGAGTATTAAAAGCTGCCGACGACTGGGCAATGTCTGGTCGTAAAGGGCTCGCTGGTTCTTTAGGCTTGTTGAAAGTTGGATTAATAGCAGGAGACGAAGCTGCTAAAAGAGCTTTTAATGATATTGTTATCCTCGCTAAAGCAGGTGATGGAGCGGCTAAAAGTGTTGTTCGAAATGTATTGCTCTCTACTCAAGGAGAAGAAGCCTTTGTTCAAGCAGCTATTGACAACGTAGGGGAAGGAGAAATCAGACAAAGGTTAACTCAGCAAGGATATGATGCTGACGCTTTAGTCAATAAGCCACCAGCTTCTACTTTGAATGCTCCTGAGTCAACGAACGTAACTCCTACTGCTACTCCTCCTGACGAAGATTATGTGAATCCAGGTAGGACAAGAGATAGAAGTGAATCATATCGAATGCAAGAAGGTCTTAGAAAAGAAAGATTAAAAGAAAGAAACATAAGTCCACAAACTTTGCAAGGTGAAGTCTACAATTCGGTTATTAAAGAGTTACAAGGAGATCTTGGAGCAGCACCAGATAGTGTTTACAAGTTAAGCCCTGAACAACTTGCAGCTTTAGCAGAAGTTCAGCAGGCTTCACAAGCTGAAGAGGCTCAAATTTATGCTCAGCGAAGAGCAATGACTCCTGAGCAGGAAGCTGAATTAATGAAGAGAAGCATTAGCAATGCTCCTGGAGTTGCGGATCCATCTGTAACAATGGCTAAAGCTGATGATATAGCTCAGGCTCTAGATAAGGCTAAGCAAATGAGACCTCCAGTAATGGGTCGTTATAGAAAAGCTGCTTTATATGGAGGTGGTACGCTAGGAGCCTTGTTAGGACTTTATGGTGCAGGAGGTTTGGTTAATGCGAATCAGTACGAAAACAGAAAAGCCTAACATTAAGAAACAACATCAAAAACTTTTACGTCTTAATAAAAAGGCGGAGAAGTGCGTGACTCGTGACCAAGCACGCAAGATCCTTAAAAAAGCTCTCAAAGCACAAAACAAACTTCATGAACGAACTAGCTGACCCGTCAACACTTCAATTAGCTTTTCTATTTCCATTTCTACCTGTTATATCTGTATTCATCGTTAGCATTCTTATGCTGGGTGAATTACCTTTCAAGGACGACGATGACGACGATGACGATAGAGGTACATTAGTCCCTGCGTACTACCCAACTTAAAACGTCTACTATTAATGTAGATTAGAAAAATGAAATGGCTATTACGGCAGATAAGGAAGCTCCAAAAGCGGAAGAGAAGAAGAGCATTTTTCAAAAGATCAAGGAGAAGGTAGACGATAAAGACGAACAGTTTGAGTACATCTCAGTCCTAGTGAGACTGGTAGTAGTTGCTTGGTCCGGGGCACTAGTGACCTTAAATTATTTGCCAGAGATTCCTGGGTTGACGTCAGGGGAAAAGCAGGATATAACTTTCCCGGCGTCGCTCTTGGCTTCTTCGCTCGCAAGTTTTGGCCTGGATAAGAGTGCTAAGAAGAAAGGTGATGGAACGTATGACGCTAGTGGCGATGATAAGCCTCTAAGCAAAAAGGAGATGTTGGCCTTAATGAATACAGGGGGTGGTTTCCAAACAATTCGCGTAGAAACTCCGATTAAAATCTTAGGTGCAGATGTTGTTAATTCTTCTAAAAAATCATGACCTGCGAAAATCATTCAAATGTTGATGCGTCTCAAGAGACTCGTCTTACAGTACAAGCTCTAAAGATCGAAAGACTGGAAGAAAAACAGGATGAGTTACGTGAACGGCTTAAGGCTGTAGAAAAATGGGTCATAGGTGCCGCAGCAGTATTAGCCGCTGGCGTTACTCTTATAGGGTTTGCAACTAACATCTCTAAGGCTTATTTATGACGCTTTTACTCTCTATACCTTCTGTTTATTCCTTACCTGGAACATGGGAAAAACAGCCTATGATTCCTCATTTTCATTTAACTCCTGACCAAGGTTTTATATTATTTTTCGGATTAGTAGTTTTATCTTTGGTCGCATATGGGCTTTACTTCACATTGGGAGCAGGAAAGAAAGAGTTAAGAGATACTATTGATGAACATTCCAAGATGCACGAACTAGGTATTGCTCATGGACACACAGGATCAAAGAATAAAAAGTAATTATCTGCATCAAGAGGAGTGCTCTTGCGAGCATTGTCAAGAGATTATTAGACAACAGTATCGCATGCAACATTGGCAAGAGAAGCAAATCTGTAAGAAAAAATAATTACCTACTATAGAGAGAGACATTTGAATTCTTTCTATGAAGCGCATAGTTTTACCAGCGCTGTTACTTGCATCGGTTGCAGCACCTGCGATGGCAGATATCACTCATAGTCTGAGTTCTTCGGTTCAGCTCACCGTGGATGGGGCCAGTTCAGTTGCATCTAGGCTGGGTTCAACATATAGCGTGTCTGGTACAAATATTAAAGTTGGAGCTGGTAATAGCGATGTATTTGGAGGCTTAACAGCCGGATCAGCTACTGCAGCATCGACGATGAAGGCTGGTACGTACGATATTAATACCACCGGAAATCAGTTCAGTTTTAGCGAAAGTTGGCTCCAGGGAGACGCCATACCTGCAATAAACGCCGGTTCAACTGTGTCGACAACCACCGGTCAGGTACAGTCCATTCCGGCTTTCGGAAGCACCACCACGTTTGCCGGAGGTACTAAAGGCACCTTGGCTGGTGGAGTATCGAGTTTAGCTGGTGGAACAATCACGTCTTTAACTGCCGGTGGCGCGGGTACTACGGCGATTGGACAATTTATATCTACTCTTAACGTGAAGTAGATGTCATATGTCTACTCATGCATCCGAGAGACTGGCTGCCCCGATTGCTGGCGTCATATCGAAATTAAAGTATGTCGTAATTGCGGCGGGTGTCTTTGCCATACCTGCAGGTGCGGTTCCGGTAGTACCAAATTTTTCGTCCGGTCAGCTCACCCAAACGACAACGTCGCGATCTGTGATATCTGAGGCGATAGTGTCAGAGGATTTTGCCACCGGTTGGCAGTATACGGTAAGTGGCACAGGTATTTCTTTAAATGGTGCATCTATTGAGCCATCTGCCATAATCAATACAAATACAACTGCTGCGTCAGGCATTACGACTAAATGGACAGGTCTGGACGTTCAAAACAAACCGAACTGGACTCTGACTCAACCGGGAGCCGCATTCCAATTTCAATCCAGTTATTCTGGACCCGGACTCCAAAATCGCACGACCATAACGAGGACCATAGAGACGGACACAACGATAGAATCGGTTTCCGTGTTTTCTCAGTGATACCAAGGGTTCTTAGCATATTAATGCTAATCCCTTTTTGTCCTATCGTCAAGGCGAGTGATGTAGGAGGTATATCGGCTACGTCTAATCCGGTGGCTAACTCTTCCGGTCAAGCAAATGTGAATGCATACCAAGTCCTGACAGGAAATTTTATGCAGTCAGCATTTACTAATGGTGTGGTTTGTCAATCAGAAACGTTAACAATATCTCCTTATGTTGGGCGTTCGGCAAATATTAAAAAGCCATTTTTCGAAACATACGAGGATCCAGTATACGACGTTCGAGATATTGATGGTGACGGAGCTCCAGACAACCCTGGCGATATTCTTTGGTACAAGACAGTACAAACCTTGCAGAAGGATAACTATTCCCTCAATCTCGGTGTAACGGCTCAATGGAGTCGACCACTGGACAAGCAGATGATGTCTCTTTGTAAGGATGCTGCTGCCACTGAAATAGCTCTCAGGAAGGCACAGTTAAACTTAAGGGTGCTTGACTATGAAATTTCAAGATTGAAGCATTGTGGAACCTTAGCAAAGGAGGGCATAGTGTGGGATCCGACCAGCAAATATAAAGTCATTTGTGACGATGTTCTCGTAACGAATCCTCCCGGAGTACTTTTAAATCACAGTCATTCAATACCACCTATTACTTTCGATTCTTCCTCTGATCAAGCATCCTCTCTCGAACCGACAGAATCTTCTCAGGTTTCTTCAGAATCTTCTTCAGGATCAACTTCGTCACTTTCTTCGTCAGAGGCTTTACAACCTTCATTAAGTACTGTTGAAGAGGTTGGCCCACTAGGGCCACCCCTAGAGTTGCGCCTACAGCTATCGAAGTAGTATTTAAAACAGTTGCAGGAGGAGGAGTGTAGTTATTGATTACATTCAATAGAGCTATATCTTCATATAACGTGATACATTCGCCATTAGAAGTTTTTTCATATCCAGTAACTCGCTTCGTGCCGTATTTTCCATAAGCTCCGGGGGGTGGACTTCCTGGTCTAGGACATGGCAAATTAGGGAGAGTAGGTGAAACACCGTCAAGGTTAAGACCAGGAATATTAGTGTCTTGAGGCGTTCCCTCTGAAGATTGTTCATTAGTTTTAGAATTATTTCCTATTCCACTTACTGCCCCAAGATTGACCTGATTCTCCATCGGAATAACGACTAGCTCTTTACTAGGATCGAATTCAGGTGGATTGAAATAGGGCATCCCTGGCCCAGTACAGAGCGTTAGATTGCCTTGTGGATCTTCTTCTGCGAGCTTATTATTACCTTGCGTCTCTCTCGCCTCCACACAACCTGGCATCTCAACGGTTGGGAATCCTATCTGTAGCGTGACAGGAGGGGCTTGAGGAATACTTAAAGGTAAATCAATCGCCCACGTCGGAACTTGCGGGACGTATATCTCCCGTACTCCTATCCGAGGGATCGAACCCACTGATCTTACTTACTAATTGGCATAACTGGCCCAGTGGTACTAGGAATAGATAAAAGACTGCTAGTGCCATTAGAAGGACTACCACCGATACCAGGTAGTGCATTCTTGATTTGAGATTGGATAATCGGTCCAACTTGTTTAATTAATCTTTGTTGTGCTGCTTCTTTTCCTTTTGGAGTGCTTAGATAGAAACTGACTATTCCAGCAGAAAGAAGCATGCCACCTGACATAAGAAAGCCTAATACGCCAAGGATGTGAAAAGGATTTTTCATGGGAAAATAGGTGCCATTTCTAATCTTAGATGATTTTCAGTAGTGAATACAAAAAAATCAACTTGAATTTTTCTTAATCTAAATGTAACTGAATATTCCTATTGACACCAGAGCACTGGGGAAATTACGTGTTTGGCCTTGTCGAACTGACAAGGAAAGCAGCGCGTAAAAGATTTCGCCAGTCAATCAAAGATGAGTGGGGATGTTGCGCCTACTGTGGTGACAAGCCTGCTTACCTAACGATTGACCATGTTAAGCCTCGAGTTCACGGAGGCGATAGTATGAGAAATAACTTGGTTCCCGCTTGCAGGACATGCAATGCAAACAAAGGTTCTCATCGTGATTGGCAGTCTTGGTACAAAAGTCAAAGTTTCTTTTGTGTACAAAGAGCCTCACGAATCGAATCATGGATCAAGCCACGACTTACGGAGGATTTAGACTTATGGTTAATAGCAAAAGGAGGAAGACATGCCGATAGATTTGAGCCTCGAACAACAGTTCACCCTCAACAAGATTTCAATAGAGATACAGAACTTCAGCAGGGAGGAGCTTATTGTGGCATTACTAGACTCTTGGGAGGCGAGGTTCAGGCAGAAGGCAGCTTTTCTGGATAGTGCAAGAGAAGCTGGATTTAATTTCAAATTAAACGAAGGTACAGCAATCATTTCCAACACTGCTTGTGACGAGTTTGAAGCAGAAAATGGCTATGCTCCTTCCGTCGAAGAAGCGGAAGAAATCATGCAGAATCTTTTTGATGAAGCCAACATGGAATTAGACATGGATGCCATAGTCCTTGAATCTGAAGAATAACTCGATACACTATTACTGATACGAGTATTAATTAGATGGAAGCTTTAATAGCAGGAGCAGCCGCAGTTTTGGTGGGGATTTTTTCTGGTAGTGCAATTACTTCAAAACTTAAGGGGAAAAAAGAAGGACTTGATTTTCATGAGCACAGCGAATACAGCGAGCTGATAAGCAGAGTTGATGTTGTCGAACGAATAATACCTACTTTGATTTCTCGTAATGAAGTGCAGTCTGCAATTAATCAGGTTCCTCCTTTAGTCATGCAAGCTGTTCAAAGTGAAATGAATGGAAAAGTCGCTGGTAGTTTTGTCCAAAAAGATCCTGTCAACCCTTTTACGGTTCCCTCTAAACAACCAGAACAAGCAAGGGTTCCATCTACGTCTACATTAAAAGCAGCACAAGCTAACTTAGAAAAAATGAAAGAGTTAGATGCAATGCTCAAAAATTTTGAACAACTGCAACAAAAACAATGAAATTAACTAAAACAGTAGAAGAAGGACTGAGGTCTGCTCAAGCTAGATTACGTGAGACTTTGGCCTTTGCTGCGAGAACTGAAGAGCCTATAGTTGCTAAACATATTGCCGACATGTCTTTAAGGATAGATGCATTGATTGATGTTTCTGATTTAGTGAAGTCGTTAGATTCTGACGATTAATTATCTGCCGTCTCCTTTTGTAAAGGTTTCTGAATCGGGTCCTGTGAATCGATCATCGGTTCCCCATCCATTTCGTTGGTATTCCATAAGGAAGAGGAGGCAGCAGCCTGCGTGGGCAAGGTGAGAGTATCCTGTTTCGGGGTCATTGTTCTCTCCTCTCCACCAAGCAAAGAGGTGTCTACATAGTGCGGCAAAGTAACGCCCCCACTCAGTTCCCCTACACCAATTATTAGAGCTATACTTTCGAGCGCCGTAGCCGAGAACGTCAGCGATGTCTCCAACAGCTTGCCAAGGGACGAGATCAAAACGTGTCTTCTCCATTAATGATTCCATTTTGCCTAGGATAGAAAAGGAATCAAGTCATAACAAGTTTTGAGAGGCAATTCAGGAGCTCCGTATAGAAATCGTAAGACCGATGGTTTGGTCAGAAAATATTTAGCAGCAGCAAGAACTGCTAATGCTAATGCTCAGTCTTATGGTGGAAGTACAGGAGGAAGAAAAAGTATTGATACAGGCTCAGGCTTAAGCGTTCTTAATAGAAGATCTGCTGAAGCTGCAGACAAGAAGAAAGTATTTGAGAAGCTTGGTAGCGGTGAATATGGCGGAAGAGCTGCCTCATGGGAAGCTCGTAGAGATTTAGGTACTTAGAGTTACTTCTACTAATCTTCTTGTCAAAGGTTTAACAGATAGTCTGCTGTTTTTCTTGTTGGAATTGTAGTATTCAATATCTGCAGCAGTAAATTCATCAATCATAAATCGACATGTTTTACCTTGGTTCCATGCAGGGTCTTTATCTAATGGATCCCACCATAAAACAAATTCAAAAGGAGGTTCTGTTAACGTTTTATAGTTAGGAAAAGATTGATGTAACTTATGTATTTTTGTTGCTAATTCAATAATGTTTGTATGAATTTCTGGAGTCAAAGATTGATGCTGATCTTTAGAAAAAGGTATGGCATCTTGCCAAGTAATCCATGAATCATAAACAATAGAACGAATGCTCAAGTATTTATTACCATCAGGAGCAATAAACGAATCAGGGAATTTATCAAATAAACTTTCTTCTATCATTATTCCCTGTAATTATATGCATGTTTTTTCGTACTTTTATATGAATTTTCCCAGTCTGTTTCACCGCTGTATTCATTAAAAACAATGCGTCCTAAAGGACTAAAAGCAGTATGAAATTTTGAAATCATTGTTTGAAATCTACTGCTTGGATGTGGAGGAGGAAGGTATACAATTGCTGACCAATCAGAAGGGGCAACAGGTCTAAACACTTCTAACTCGTCATCCCACCAAGTAGGTCTTAAACGTGTAAAAGGAATACATACAGGGAAGTCCCACAGCCAAGGGGCTCTGATAATTGCTTCGTTATGTGCTAGCCAAAGGACAGCATGTTCTATCCGACCAGCTCTGTATTCTTTTAGTGTTTTATTAATTAAACGTCTTGTTAAAGCAGCTCCAGTAGGTGCTCCTACAAAGACTCTTTTGTCTCCAGGAGATTCCCAATCTTGATAAATGATTTGTTCTAAACTAACTTCATCTCTATCTATAAAACGAGCAGCGTTAACTAATCTATTAATATCCTTAGTCGAATAAGGATCGAAATCAATAGCACCTAGAACTGATTTAGCTCCAAGCACAACATCTTTAGGCGGTGCAAGATCACATTTATTAGGTCGCTCAGGTAATCTTGTAATCATAAAATTTATAAATCATTCATCATCGCTTGAATTCTTTTTGCAGGATTTTCTCGAGGTAATATTGCAGCAGAGCCTCCAGAATTATCGATTAATAAAATACAGATTTCTTCCGCGAGGTTCATCTTGCTTACTTTTTGAAGTATGTCTTTTAAAAATTCTTCTACAGTAGAGTCTCCATTTTTCTTAGCTTCTGCTAAGTCTTGTTCTAATGAAAACTTGTTAATAAAATTCTGTGTTTGAACTGTTGGTTTTCCATGCAACGAGGCTAGTTTAACTATTAATGCTCCGTCACCCATGTAGCTGTGCAAGGAGTCATATTTATTTATTAGATCAGAAATAATCGCCTCGCAGATGCGAACGTTTAATTCTTTGGATGCTTCCTTGTTAGAAGAAGCTAATGTTTTATCAGTTAATTCTGGGAAGAATTTAACTAATAGCTCTATGGGTTTTGGTCGTGCCATGGAAAAGATCTAACTGAAGGTCTACAAGTAATTGATCGCATGATTCTTCTAACTCTTTTACCAAGGGAAGAATCTGTGCATATTTAGAATCTGGCAAAATCTTACCAGTGCAATTACATACATCTAATACATCGCTCGAAGCTTCATGGATTTGAGCTGCTGTTACTAAAACTTTCATAGTTAGAAAGATATGAATTGCTGAGAACGATAGTTGTTAGACCACCAACTATATATTTGTGGCGTCCATTTAGATACTTCGTCAGCAATGAGTTGTATCAAACCTTGCATCTCATAAGAGTTGTGTGGCCTAGAATTAATGTCTAAAAGACGTAGCCATGTTCGCAGACTACCTGAAGCAGTAGTCTTCTGCAATATATTCATAGGAAAAAGTCTTTCAGCGCAATCTATTTGAGCGTCTTTTCTGTGGGAATATTCATGCACAGCAGAAGAACACGCTGCTAATAGTTCTTCTCTATGTTCAGGAGTGAATGGATTTCTATTGTGATAAAAATCTGGATAATTCCCTGGTTGCCTTACGTGAAACCAATCTTCAATTTTATTTTCGCTATGAGGAAAATCAACTATTTCTTCCTTCATATCACTAGCAATGCTTTTCAATGGTTCTAAGTTGAATGTGATGTCGGATGATTTCACAATCAACTGAAACAAAGAATAATGATCTGCTTCTATGTCAAGAGTTAATGAAGGGTGCTCAAAAGGAGTATATAAGCCATAGTTAGGGTCTTTTTGACCGAGAATGGAATAATATTGTGTAACGGCTTGACCGCAATCTGTGTCATTCCAATATTCAAATGGTTGATCTGCAAATTCAAAGGGCGAAGTAAGACCGTCTACATGATCTCCTTTAGAGGTCAGTAATGCTTTGCAAACTAGTTTCTGCGGCATTTCTGTAGCCGCGATTGTGCAAACTTTGAACACAGGTTATTAAGTACATTCGCGTCGATATTAATACCTAGCAACTAAAACACAAGTGCTGATCAGTTAAGTTTTATCACTTATGCGTTAGACAGTAATTTTGCATCGTTTAATTGTTTGGTTAAACTATCAATTTTTTTATTTAAATCATCAATAGTAACACCTGAGTTGGAGGATTTATTATCTCCGTAAAGCTTGTTGTAGTAATAATCAAACATATCTTTAGGATCTTCCGCTTCTGGAATAGCAAATCTCGCCTTAGGAGTACCATCTGCATCTAAAGTAAATGCTCTGTTGGCATGGAAGCCAAGGCCAGCAGTTCCTTCATCTATAGCTAAATTAGTACTCTTCTTCCATTCAGGAAGAAATCTCATGGTGTAGTGGTCTATCAGTCTGTTGCCGTAGGAAGTCGCAGCATCCATATTATTATTAATTTCATATTCAGGAAGAGTTTTAGAGAATCCTCCTATATTAATGTCAGCATTACCTCCTCCGGTGTCGCCACCGCCACCATTTCCGCCACCGTCACCGCCACCGCCACCATTATCGTCATCGTCATCGTCGTCACTTCCTTTACCTGCTTGGTAAGTTTTGTATTCATCAGAACGACGAATATTATCTCTAATAGATTGTAAAGTTGCAGCATTGCCACCAGTAGTAAGACCAGCCCCTTTGTGGTAAGAACTGTCTTCACCACGACGATCTCCGCCCCAATACTCTAAACCTTCTGCTCCTAGGTCTCGTCCAAGATCTTCCTTGTAAACACCTTGTAACCAAGATGAAAATTCAGGGTCTTTAGTCCAAGATTGTGTTTTCTTTAATGCGTCAAGTGATGAAGACATGTTGTCTTATATATCTATATCTTTTAGTTTAATTCAATTTGTTAAGCTTTCAAGTCAGCCAGTGTTTTCAGTTCAGATGCCAATTTAGAAGCACTGCCTAATTGTGGGGCTTTAATGAAATTTTTCATATATTGAGCATGACTCACATAAGGTATTGCTCCTCTTTGTTCTGGGTAAGTTAAGTCGATTCCAAGTCGACGACCAGGTCTGACATATTTATAAGAACCATCTGCATTTAAATTCTCAGCCTTCATGAATTCGCCTAACAATGCAGCTTTTATATCAGGATCATCAAAGCCTTTCTTGATCTTGACAGAAGTATCATCATCGCCATAAGTGAACTTGAGATATTCCTTTTGATTATCTGAATGTTGCTGAGTATCTGTTGGGTCTCCTTCTGGTACATCAGATAGAATTGCTGGCTTAGTAGGTGTTGTTGTAGTGGGAGTCCAATCTCCTTGATAAGTGTATCTCCATGTAGGTACTTTTCCTTCAGCAAAATCGTCGTAACTGTAGTGTGAACCTTCGAAGTCAGCCCTAGAACCGTAGCCTGCAAAAGAGGCTGGGTCAGAGCCAAAGGCACTATGAGCAGAACCTGCACTAGAAATAATATCTCCAGTTGCTTGATCTTGTCTTAAGCCAAATTGTTTGAGAATGTCATCACTAGTTTTAATACCTTTTGTGGTGATCAAGCGAGCGATTGCATCTTGAGTAGCTGCTCCATCATCGTAGTAATTGCCACGTTTTGGAGCCCTACCATCTCCTCTAATGTCGTATAATTGACCAGTGATTTTGTTTAATTCGCTTCTATCAAAAGTATCATCGTCGCCATAGCCTCCTAATATATCGGATTGAATCATGTCTCTGTAGGATCCATAATCACCCCTGATTCCTCCTTTATTCCAAGTATGAGTTGTCCAATCTCTGTTATCGATCTTTTGAGAGGGCTTGGGGTCAAAAGACATTATCGTAGTTAATTAATTACCAATACTTATATATTAATCGTCTGAGAAAGTCTTCTCTCCCATTGTGAAAGGACTGAGAGGGCCACTGGCTTGAAGTCTGAAATCAATCCATAACCTGTTAGCTTTTTGTATCTTTTCAAAACGACGAGGATCCTTGTCGCAAGTGGTTTCTAAAAACAACTGTGTCTCATGAGTCAACTTATTGGAATTGAACTCTAAGTCAATTAATTGCATATGACGATTGTGAAAGAAGTGTGGAACTCCTTTGACTCTTAGATGTAAAGGGTTGCAGCAATTATTATTTCCACATACAGCTTTAATAGGCAGGCGTCCGATGTCACCCCAAGTAAACCAAGCGGCAACACGTTGAGCAGAATATTGTCTACCTGACCCCCAGTGCCTTGGAATAGGAAAATAACTAGAGTTAGATCTTGAATGATACTTGCCTCTCCAAGGCCAGCATTCGTCAGGATCTTTTATTTCAACAAATGACCAAAATTCTAAAAAACGTCGACGATATTTTCTTTCTATTTTATGAACATCTAAAGATAAGCGACCTTCAGTTAAAGCACTAATACATTTGACGCAAGCATGACTATCTGTATATCTAGGTACCAATCCATCTTTCGATCCTATGGAATGATCGGCATGAAAACACACAGGTCCACCTGCTATTTCACTGTGTAGGTTTGGCGGTAAAGGCCATTGAGCCATGTTTAGATATTTAGAGGGAATCCAGTGGGTGGTTTAAATGTTCCACCAAACAAAGGTAGCTGTTGCTTCTTTGGTTTCATTCGAACTAGAGAGAGAGGCCATTGTTCTTTGCGAGTACTGCCTTCTATTGCTATAGGAACCAATTCATTTGTTGGATTACCTATTACAAAACCATCTCTGTTGTCAGTCTTATGTTTCACTCTGTGTCCAATTTGTAGTTTTTCCATTCGGAACGTGTAGTCATTTACTTACCAGCTACGGTAGTCAATCTAACTAGTGATAAATTTTTATCAACCCTTTACTGAGCTGGAAGTTCTTCTTCTATTCCATCTACAGATCCTTCCATAGGGATACGGTGAACGGCTATCCCTGCTTCTACGCACATTTCTCTTGCCTTGTCAAACGACTCTTGCCATCTGAAAGGTTCTACAAAATCAGGAACAACAATAGAGGCTATGTCTGCTTGAATCAGAACTGATGCACACTGACTACAAGTCATTAAAGGCCAAACATACATTGTTGCTCCTGCTAAACACACTCCATTACGAGCCGCAAAAGCTACACAATTCATTTCAGCATGCACTGTCATGCTTAAGCGGGTGTCTCGATCTTTGAGTCTTATGTCAGAATCTGTAATACCTTTCGGTAAACCGTTATAACCTTCGACTAGAATTCGTCTATCACGTACTGCTACGGCACCAACTTTAGTACTAGGATCTTTTGACCAACTAGCGAACATTCTTGCTGCGTGTAGGAATCGCTGATCCCAACTTTTGGGAGATCGAGGTGGTCTTAAAGATGACATAGAATAAAGATGTAAGGAGGTTTAATCTTGCTAGAAGTCACTGCTGTTATTGGAATTGCAACTGCGAGTGCTTTGTGGCGCATGGCATTCACTCAAGGAAGCATGAAGAGAGGCATGGAAGCCATCCTCCATGAAGTTCAATTATTAAGAAATGAACTTGGCAAAGATATAATAATCTTAAAGGAAGATGTCAAAGATCATGAAATGAGGTTAAGACAACTGGAAAGTTCATCTAAGGGGCGTAGATGAGTGGACTGGGATCTAGAAAATGAAGTTACTCAACTGAAAAGTATGATTACTGTCTATCAAGATCACATCGAAGAATTACAACAAGAATTAAAGGAAAAAGCTGCCAAGATTAAATTTTTAGAACAACAATTGGAATATAAATCTATGGGTCCGCCAGATACGGATGCTGTAGATACTCAGACTTTATTTACTAAGAGCCGCAACCTGAGATAACGTCAGCACCTGACCCTACTTCGTCTTTAAGGAGATCGCTTGGTCTCCAGCCTCCTTGCCAGATTTCTCTTGCTTTAATGTGAAGCTGATTGGGAGTCTTGTTCCACTTATGAAGCGCCAAGACAATATCACCTCGAATATCTTTACCGTCAGATATGCCGTTATAACGAATAAGAAGTCGTGCTGCATTGACAATGTCTGCATCGGATAGCTCGTCTAATGGTTTTGATGATAGCCGATCCACGATTGCGCGGTCGGTATTGTACATTGGATGAGTCATAGGATGTAACCAGGGTGCCGGGGGTGACAGGGTGTCTATAAACTTTTTTAGAGATATTCTCCTTTCTTGTTATTTATAACTAACTTCTTCACATATGTAAATAATAAGAGAAGAAAAAAGTGAATAATTTTATTTTTAATCGAGAGAGGTTTTGTAGAAAGGTGGCACCCCTGGTACTTCTTAATAAGACTTATTCCCGCACAAGGAAACACAAGGAGAGACCCTGGCACCTAAGCTGGTGAATGCTCAATAAAAAAGACCACTGATTAAGTTATATCAGCAGTCTTGAAGTTGGATTATCTTGGTCTAGTCTTGAGAATCTCAGGAATCTTTCATCCAAACCCTCTGACTTTTATTATTTCTTTTGATTCTTTTCGGTTTATAACCTAATCTTTTTAAACAATCTGTTACAGGAGTGTTCATTTGCCCTTGTTGAGCAACATTAACATCTATCCATCCGAACAAATCAGCCAATACAACATAAGACTTATCACCGTGATAGCCACTGGAATTAGTTTCTAATGCACGAGTAACGACCGAGTCAATCGGAGTATCTCTCGTAAAAGAATCTTGGTAATCAGAAATGAAACTTAATTCGTAACTAGAAAAGACATGCACAGGTTCGTCAAGGTAAGCCTTATATGCTGCTGCCCAGATTGAATTACGATCTTTCTTTAAGCGATCTAAATCAATAATCTTTACAGCAGGGTTATCTTTCGAGGGAACTTTACCTTCAACAATGATTGGCATAAATCTACGATTACCTGTTGGATCGCAGAGAAAATCAGAGTTATTAGTAGCTGCTCCTAAAACAAAAGCACGAGGATAAGATTTTTCATTCTCATACTTCCTCGCAGACCTATCAACTGAAACAGAAACAAGGTTCTTTAATTCTTCTGAATATTTTCTTTTGCAGTAACGTTCAAATTCATCCATGATGACAAACCATCCAGCATGTAAAGCATGAGGTTTTTCTTTTAAATATTCAATTCCTTGCTGCATTGTTACGACCCAAGGGTAATTGCCGGGGTCATTAACAGCAGGAGGAGTTAAGTATTGGAAGAATGTTGTCTTACCACAATTTTGACTACCTATTAGGATTGGCATCCAGTCATGTCTACATCCAGGATTTAGTACACGAGCAACCGCACCAATTAAGAATCGCTTCATAACGACATCAGCCAAGTGATTTCCACACGGCATGATTGGATTTTGAATACTATCTTTTGGTACTCCTAATAGCTCAGTAGCAATCTTGTCGAAGTAAGGACAGATATCCGAGGTAGCAGCACAATGCTCAAGATATGACTTTACAGGATGGTAACGATTCTCATAACCTATAACTCCTGCTAAATCAAAGACAAGAGTTTTAGGGAAGATTTGTCCTTGGCCTCTAGATATATAAACATAAGATTGAGAGACATCGTGAATCTCTTGAGGATTATTTTGCGGTCCGTAGACAAGCTGTTGACTCATGCAATTCAGTCTTAGACCGTTGTAATGAGCATTCAGTAAATCCTTAATTCTTTCAACTAAATCTTCATCGTTACCTCCTCCTCTTCTCCTAGGTGGAGCTGGTTCATCTGGTTCGTCGTGATCGAATGGAGCTGCTACTTCTGGAAGAATTAATTCAGCCGGTTCACTTTCCTCATTTGGCTTAGTTAATACTGCTACTTGTGACCATGGCTTATCTGAACCAAATAATCCTTGTATCTTTTCTTCTGTTTCATCATCCCATCGGTTTGCTTCGCTTTCCCCGCAAAAATCTTCGTGGTCATATCCACCGAAGGCGTTGCCATGTACTCCTAGTTTAAAATCTCCAGTCGCTATTTTTAGTTCAGGTGGTAAAGATTTTCTCCAGTCGGGTGACTGAGTATCGGCAACCCAAAAGATGGTAGCTAATGAACGTCCTCTCCAACCTCTGAAAAATCTTTCTGAAGTTTGGGATGAGTTTTTTCCTTTGCCATGATGTCCTCTAGATGCCCAGTCTGACCAGTAGGAAAACAAGGCGTCTCCTCCTGTGCTTGCGGCTCTGGTGATATTACAGAATTGGTCTCTATCACCATCGGAAGTAGGATCCAACACGTGCTCGAGACAATAAGCAGCAAGGTTAATTGAATGTTCATCTACATTTGCGGATTGAGAATTATAAGTTGATTTATGTAAATCAGATGCTTTCTGTGCATCACTAATGATTTCTGGAGTTAGTTCTGCTTTAGGTTGCCAAAGAGGATGAGAAGATCGACTGTTGCCATAGAATACACGACATAAGTCAGAGCAGTTAGCATCACCACCTAAAGATCTGATCAGCAATCCTGTAATGGATTTATAAAGTTCCCCATCGGAAACTCTTTCTGGTAGTTGAAAAACAATACGAAATCGATCTTTACCTTGTTCTGGCTTATGACTGGCAGAGGTGTAAACCCAAGCCGCAGATTTAGATAGTGGATGCTTAAAGAAATCTTCTAACGTTAAACCGTTGTCTATATCTACAACAGCTAAGTCGGAATGATCAAAGGCGGCACTGTTCCTGTGACCAGAGATCATCGCAGAAGCAATGAATGCTCCGCCATGACTGACGTGGTCTTTTAATTCATTTAACGTGCCAGATTGACGACGCCAATTTTTTCCATAAGCCGCAGCCCAATGGCTTGGCTTATCTTTGAGCGTTGGGTGGACGCTGAATTCAATTTTCTTCAATTGGTTCTACCTGTTTTAAATGATCAGTTGCTTCTTCTAAGTCGTTACAGAATCGACAGGATCCTAAGTAACATGCAAGGTGGCGAACAAAAGTTGTCTTGCCTCCAGTAATTGGATAAGTATGGACTGTTCCGCCGAGTGGTGTCGTTAAGATCAGTTCAGGAATAGTAGGCACTTCTGTTTCTCGTCTAAAACCATGCATAAAGAGTATGCCGTTTATTTCGGGAATTGCAAATTAACTTTCTTATTCTAAAATCTATTTAAAGTACTTTTAATTATGTCGTTGACAAATAATAATTGGTTACAAAAAACCGCAGTTATTGCAGTTGCAGGAACCTTTGGACTGTCTCACCTTTGGATGATTAGTTTAATTGCTAACAAAGAAGCAGGACTTCCTAAATTTGATTTACCTGTCGGACAATACAGTCAGTACACGATAGATGCCAGTAAAGATGGTTACAGTATCACGCATCGAATGAATGATCCAAAAGTTATGGAAATGAGGGAGGATGTTATTATCCCTGGCAAAACTGGCTTGTTTGGTGGTACCAGCAAGGATAAGAAAATCTACAAGTTTGAGCAATACACAATGGAGGGTCATCAGCACATGATGGGACCAGGTATCTTTCAAACCAAAGGAACAGGAGACGGAAAACTTACTGCAGAACAAATCGCCTGCATTAAAAAATCTGGAGCGGGTCAAGGAACAGGGGCTGCGATTGGCGCTGCAGCAACTACTCAGTATATCTCTCCTGCCGTTAGTTCCATACCTATTATCGGTTGGGTTGCATCTGGTTTTGCTACTGCTTTCGGAGCTAAAAAAGGTGGTGAAGTAGGAGAAAATCTAGCGGAGTGGTACCATGACTGCTGATTTAAATAATGCAATTGATTTTCTCAGTAATCAAATAATTGGGGAGACGAAATATCAATACAACATCAACAAGAACTTGACTGGTGACCTTAAAGAAAAATGTATTGAGATTGCAAACAAGCTTAAAGAATATGGTAGACCTTTAGAGGATCAAGTGACAGGTTTATTTGCTCTGTGTTATAGAGAAGAGTTCGTTGTGCCTAATGGAATAGATCTAGCGTTGGTTGAAAACTTTATAAGTGACAAAATTTCAGACAATATAAGTTGTTTTAATTGTTTCCGCTTAAACCCAATGGAAAGTAAAGTTGTAGCTAGCTCTCAAATATTAGAAGAAGAGGAAAAAAATACCCTGTATTGGTTGTACATGGCTGTCAACCAAGTCATCTTCCAAGAAGAAGTAATACATGAATATTTGAAGTTTCTCCTCGGTTTTCCAGATGCGAAGAAACATCTTAGAGAGACTAGTCAGTTTAGAAATCAAGTGAGATTAGCTACTGAGGCAGAAGAACTTGCTTATTCAGTGGGCATCACAGAAGATATTGACAAATTCGAAGCGTTCATAGAGAAGCAATAAGTATTTCTTACTAGTGATATAAGAAATAATGTATCAGGAATGGGTGTTAATACCCCATATATAAAGAAAAAATGAAAAGTGTGACGATAGACTTAATAAAGTTACAATTCTTTACAAAGCATGACACCTGAGGCAGAGAAGTTTAATGGCTGGTTAGCAATGCTTGGCGTTGTTGCAGGCATTGGCGCATACGCAACTACAGGTCAGCTCATCCCTGGCATCTTTTAAACCAATGAAAACATCTAATAAAACAATTTTCGAAAGAAGTATCGGAAGACCAGCAATGATGGCTTTCGTCTTTCTTTGCGGAGCTTACTTGACAACAGGTCACATTATCCCAGGTATCGTTTAATGTCTAAAAAATCTTTAAGTGAAGAGATCTTAAAAGAAGGTTTTAGTTACGACACAGAAACTAAAGCTTTTGCTGAAAGATTAAATGGCTATGCAGCTTTAGTTGGTTGTATTGCATTAGTTGGAGCTTATGCAACAACAGGTCAAATTATTCCAGGTTTCGTTTAATGACTTCATCTACTCAAGCCGTAGCAGCTAGTACAACTATTACTGAATACGGTAAGCAAAATATTTTCGGTAGAGAGACTCAACCACAATTGGTTGAAGAATATAAAGGCTATGTTCAGGAAGCTGAATTAGCTAACGGTCGCTGGGCAATGATCGGCTTTGTTGCTCTTATCGGTGCTTATCTCACTACAGGCCAAGTCATCCCTGGAATCTTTTAAAATTTGTTTCGCTATCCTCTCTTCTTCTTTTATTTCTTGGTAACGGCGAACCTTTTGCAGCCATTTAGTATGGAATTTAGCAAGTTCGTTTGAGTTAAGAATAAAACTCTGGTTGATCTCTGGAGTAGAGACAATGATCTCTGCACATCCAACAGTGACACCAAGTGTTTCTTGGCATGCTTGAGCATAAGCTGCTAGTTGCATTGCACACTTGTTGAATTTATTCCAACCTGTAAATAAAGCTCTATTTGCTTTACTTGCTTCTTTAGTTGGGTAATAGCGACAGTAAGGTTGATTAGAAGTTTTAAAGTCTCCGATAATGATGGTGTCATTACGTACACCTAGCAAATCAGGACAGCCACAATACATGTATTTGTGACTCCAAACTCTGCTAATACCATCCTCTCCAGTACAGAATTTCCATTCAGGACGTAGAGGCATCTCTGACCAAATAAATTCATCATATTTATCTAAATGTTCCGACATCCCATTCCAAAATGGTAGGTATTCTTCTTTTATTTCTATCACTTTCCCTCGAATATAATCCTCGCAGGCTTGGTGTACCGCTGAACCTCTTTGTGCTGCGAGCATCGCGCCATTGGGATTCTTTAACTGCCAATTAAGCAAAGCTTTTTTACTTCGATCAGAAGACGTCGCACCTAATATTGTTGTTACTGAAGGATAAGATTTATCTGCTCTATCTGTTGCATAATGACGTTCACCATTCACCTCAAATCGAGTAGGTTTCGTCATTAATTGTTACATTACTACCTTTAATGTAACGAATTCTGACAAATTGTCTGGGACTTACATCATCTATGCTCTTACAGTTGGCCTCAATGCAGGAGCTCTCACCCCCTGGTAATACCAACTGTCCTCGATGGGAACCATAACGTGCTGTGTTCATCTACTTAAGGACTTACTCCTAATCCTTACCTACCACTAAAACCGAGTAGTAGAAGTATTCTCACTGGCAGAGCATATTTTAGGATTGACTAAATCCTGATGACCGCCCTGTTTTAATCTTCAGTTCCTTCAGAGGTCAGAAACTCTAATGAACTTAATAAATCTTTAGGTTGCTGTTCTGATTGATAAGCTGCATATTCTTCAGTAAATCGTTTAGAAAGTTCTACACCACCTTTAAGTAGCTCTTCTAATCCTGTCGTCTTATCTAAATGGCGAGCAATAGCTGGACCTATCACACTTAGGTATGCCAAAAGAGAAGCATCTGGAAGGTAGCCGTTAAGACTAGAACCTCCAGATGTAAAACCATTAACGAGATAAGAAATATCTGCTAATTGTTTAGAAATAGTTTTTAAATGTTCACCATTTATCTTCGTCTCCTTGACTAGGTCGATTAACAATCCGTGGTCGTTCTTCTCCTGCTTGGATGTCATGATCGTAATTGTGAATAATTGTACCTTGCAAAGCATTGGCAAATTGCAATGCCGCTCTATCTATAGAGCTTAATTGCTTCCAAGCTTTGTTACATTCGGATTCACCGTAAGTATCGATGATGTGCTTGACATCCCTCCCGCATGAAGCTGCACGGAGGGAGTCAAGAGCTACTGAATCATTCACTAGTAATTCCAATGAATGTTACGCAACAATATGTAGATCAAAATGATCACACAAAAGAGAACAATAAATCCTTGCATTAGACCCAATCACTACCGATTTCAGTAGAAGAGGCAGTAGCTAACGCAGGTATTTCGTGATCTGCTCCTAGTTCATCTCGATGAGTTGGAGGCAATCCACGAGTAGATACCTCTGCAGGTCTACCTGCAAATGGATCAGCGTTGTCATATAAAGCTGGTATGTACCATTTATCTTTGATTTCGTTCCACTTCTTAGTAACAGCAGTTCTTGCTGCTGCTTTCAATGGAGCTGGTGTCAAAGTATAAACAGTGTCAGTACCTACACCTTTACGAGCAATCTTCATCATGAAGTTGTAAACGCCTTCATCATTTACTTCGTAAGAATCCATTGCAAGAATTTCTTCTAATGAAGTACGTAGTCCTCTGGTACTAAATTCAACGATGACAAAGTCTTTCCTTTCTTTGATGTAACCAATGAATGTAAGAATTTGCTTTGGCTTATCTAAGTCGTCTTCTTTATGTTCGCCATATTCAATTTTGCGAATAAATTTAGCGTCATACTTCAACCCAATATCATCCTTGTAATTCTTGGGATAGCCTTCAGAAAAAGGAGTGGTATGTGGCTGACCATCATGTTTGAAATATTTATAACCACTGATTACATGTCCAGTGTCATAGCCACCACAAACAATGATGTGATTAGAGTCGCCATCACCTAACTCTTTGCCAGGTGAATAAAATTTATCGTTGTTTTCGCTACCTGAATTCGTAGGAGAATCAGCAGCAAATTTGTGATCAGGAGGAAAAAATCCCATGAGTTAACTCCAAGAAGATGATTGAGGCATGTCGCCGACTGGACTTTGACCAGTGAATTGATCGTGGTCGTAACCACTTGCTGAACTTTCCTTAGATGGATCAGGAGCACTACCTCCTTTACCACTGGCATGGATAGTTAAGTTGCGTATCTTTAACTCTGGATACAACTTGTCTTGACGTGTACGTCTTGCTTCGATCATTCCATTCACAGCTACTAAGCTGCCTTTTGGAAATTTCTCTTGCAATTTTTCTCCGTTGTAACCCCATCCTCTGATCTTGAACCAATCAGTGAGTTTATTATCCTTACCAAGCCAACGATTAACAGCAATAGAATTACTGACACTTTTACCTGAGTCGCTTGCCTTTGGATCGTTACCAAGTCTGCCAACAATAGTGGCATCATTTATAAATTGATCTTGGGTTGCGTCACATATGGTGGCAAGATTCATAATGAGGCAACCATCCTCATCAGTACCTTTGTCTCCTAGTTGAAGATTTCCTGAAATTAAGACTAAATCTTCTTTATTTTTAGCTTGCAGTCGAGGAGCTGGTCCTGTTCCTTTGCTTGATATCCACGCTCGTACAACAATGGGCAGTGACTCTTGGGTGGCAATATTTATAGAAGCATGTGCTTGAAGCTGCTCTTTTCCATTGACCACAACTTGATGAGGTGTTGTATCTAAACGTGCAGTAAAAACTGCAGTAGTCAAAACTAATATGCGAGGGGCAATCTAGACTAACTCTCTATATGGTGTGTGCAAGTATTTTTAACACTATATATGTGGTTTTAATTGTGAATATTTTTTAAGCCACTCGGGAACTTCAGGTATGGGCTCCGCTGTTTGAGGCATACATAGGATTGTTATATCTCCAGATGCTTCTTGTATTCTTAAAGGACCTCCTGTATAGGAGTGTAAGGTTACCGATGAATTGAGGGAAGTCAGACCTTTGATGGCTCGTTGAAGATAAGAAGAACTGTATCTACCTGCTGACGCAGTCTGGTCTTTTTTAGATTCCCAGTACTCCAAACACTCTTTAATAGCACCTGGTAAATTAGGAAAGTCACTAGTACTTTCATTGACAGGTAATTCTTTTGTTTCTGAACTGTTCTTTCTATAAGTAGTTATCTTGCCTAACGAGCCATCTACAACTAATGTTCTAGTTGCTGTTTTGATACCTCTACATGATTTAATTAATTCTGAATTAGGTAATAAATAATATGGTCTATCGCCATGACCAGCTCTGTCATAAGCTATGCAAGCACAGTTACCTTTATCGGTAGAAGCTATCCATACTCCACCTTCTTTGTCTGGATGTAATTGTATTGATTGGTATGGTGCGAACGTGCCTACAAATTCAGACGCTATAGCAACCAGTGCTGAATTGCAACTGAGCATTTTTCGATTCTTCTGCGAGATTAATAGTACCCGCAAGGTTAACTGAATTACCAGTCCAACGCCACTGCCAAATACTATATGACTCGTCTAAGCGATGATTTGCATCCTCTAGTTCTGACTCAGATAAGAGTGGTCTCCAATTTGCGTCTAAACATTTCTTGTTTAATCGGTCAACCAAGACTGCTCTTTTTCTTAGCTGACCCCACTGATCTTTTACTCCACTAATCATTATTTTCTCCTGGCTTTTCAGTTTAATACGGAACCTAAAAGGTGTCATCGTTTTCCCGAAAGGCGTGGCTATACTCTTCAATTCACATAAAAATATTAAGATCATGAAAACCGTATCAAGGTGATACAGTATCTGTTTATACCGAATGTTATGATATGAACAAATCGTCAGACCACTTGGTCGCAATCACCAGCACCATATGACGGGGGTGTTGTTATGGAGAAAAACCATGGCTGCAACTACATCAAACAAGACAAAAAGTGTTGTTCTTACTTACAGAGGTAAGAGCTACGTGAAGCCAGTAAGAAAGATCGTTTACGCATAAATTATCGTGAACAATTTACTTCTCATCCGTAATAGGATGCGGAAATTGCAGCGTTTGCATGACGCACAACTCCGCATGGCTAAAGCTAAACCAGTTTGTGTTTGCTAAATAAGACCCTTGCGGTACAGGTGTGACTCTAGAACCTGAGTCCATCTCCTTAAGTTCCAAGGATCCTTTCCAATACGACCAGTCCTTCTATTAAGTTCAGCCACAGTTGCTGCAACTTGTTTGGGATCGGTCGTATTTTTTAGTTTTGACCAATACCTGTAACACTCTCCTCTGGTCAAAGAGAGTGCTGTAGGTAGTGGAAGATTGTCGTTCGTTGTTGCTTTGAACAAGGCGTGAAGTAACTGCATTAATCAGTAGCAAACATTTTGTCTTCGTTCATCAAAGACTCTGATTCGGCAAGGATCTTATCTAAAGTTTCGATGTCATATTTTTCAATAATTTCATCTTTTAGATTGGATTCTGTTACAACTTTGTCTAAGCCACCTTCAGCAGTTTCAATCATGCGATAAGTAAGGCGAGTTCTTACTTCTGATTCAGTCATCTTGCGAACTTCATACTTAACGTAAGCTTCGACAAGGTATTCAAAAGGGATAGTCATTTTTTGTAAAAAAGAAAGGATTTTCGTGCGAAAGACCAAATTTATTTCTTAACGTATCTATTTTTCTTTGAGTAATATTGGTTTTCTGCTACCCATGTTGCCCACCAACCAATAAGACCGTCGTATATTTCGCACTTATCGGTATCTCTGTCTAGCCAAGCTCTTTTGTAAGGAGCAAGGTATCGAAGTAAGTCTCTGTCTGTCGGATCAATACTATTGATATCTAATCCTGTATGATTTTCTGCCATGTACCTGACGTAATCAAGGATGCAATTATCCCAGATAAAATTTTCTATCTCTGTCAGTACTTCTTTATTGGCGTGACCATATACATGTTCTGCACCGCCTTCCCCTGCTTGATCTACCCAAGCGACTGTGTTACCTCTGGTGCTACCTTTACGTATCTCGAGGTTGTAAGAGACCCAACCTTTCCTAGATAATCTGGAATCTATTTTGCAACAAACAAATTTGTTCTTTTTCCTTTGTGCCAAGGTTCTCTTAGCTGTAGCAAAGTTACCATCAGATGCTTGGCGTTCACGTTGACGGTTAAGAAATTCGTCGACTTCTTTTTGATTTTCAAGAGGAGTTTTTGTAGTTGATGTAGTCATGGGTCAATCAAGTGATGGTAAATGGATGTCAATGGCATTACATAATTGTTCGGTAATGTCATCTTTGTAATCAATTAGACCGAGGTTGTCATCTATGATCGCCTCGATATGCTCTTTGAGTTCTCTTTTTTGATTTTCAAGAGGAATTTTTGTATTGGAAGTTGTCACTTTCATAGTGGGGGTAAGTGGATAAGTGTTTGATTCTTTGTAGAGGAATTGCAGCGCAAGCCGGAACGATAGTATTCCCGAGAGCCTTCAGACGAGATACCCTATTGGATAACCCATCATCTCCTCTACAAAGTGTGGGTTGAGATAAGTACTCCCTCCAGCGTGGGTTAAGGCGTCTGGAAGCTGGCGTGGTCTGCCACCTGATCGATCCTGGAAACCTTGGCCTGATCTGCCCTTCCAATCCCGAGCACATGGGGTTGGAAGGTTGTTCGTCAAGACGACCGCCGAACCAGCTAGCCTTCTTTTCTGGTGAGCTTTCTCGTAATTGAGATTCGGACCCGAGTCCTTGTGGTCTCGTGCTGTCGGAGTTGGTAGGGTCGGATACTTCTTGGTTGGTATCCCCAGCTCCTTGCAAACTCCCTCCTTCAGGTTGTCTCCGTAACCGTGGTTGGTGTTCCCCGGTTCCTGTGCTCTCGGAGTTGGCAGTAGTGGGCTGCGAAGTTCCTCGAACATTTGAATTGCTTCTGGATTCACTGCTTCCCTGAGATTGGATAGCTTCGTCCTTCCTGGCCTTGTCTCTGTCACTTGCTTGATCATGGATTCTTTGCTCCTCGGAGGGAGGGAGTCCATTGTGTTTGGGGTAGGCAATGATCCAGATTCGCTCGCGCTTGTGACAGGCTCCCAAATCTCTAGCTGAAACAATCGACCATTCAGCATCGTACCCTGCTTGGGCAATTTGAAAGAGAATTTCTTGGAAGGTTTCCCCTTGCTTGTGCGAGATAAGATTTCTAACGTTTTCAAGTAAGACGAATCGAGGTCGAACGATCCTAACCACTCGCATGACTTCGTAGAAAAGACCGCTGCGAGTTCCCTCTCCAATACCCTTCTGCGATCCAGCCACGGACAAATCTTGGCAAGGAAATCCGGCTGTGAGTAAGTCGTACTCTCCTTGGTATGACTGGAATGTGGTAATGTCATTGTGTATAGGAACGTTTGGGAAATTCTTCTTTAAAACTGACTGACAGTAAGGGTCGATTTCAATGAATTGTTTAGTTTCAAAGCCACCGACCAACCGCTCGGCTGCGTATGAGAATCCTCCTATACCAGCGAAGGCATCGAGTAGTTTAAGAGTCAAGCAACTCGTCCCAGATCTTGCCGTAATTTAATAGAACCTCCCTCTGTTCGCCAGTTAGTGGTTTTTCTTGGTCGAAATTGTCTTTTGGATTGGCAAGGATGTCATCTACTGCCCCGAATTGAATTCGTTGGTTATCGCAGTAGTTTCTTAATAGAGCCATTAGACATTTTTGTTTACAATAATCTTCATATTGTGCGGGAGAAAATGGGACTTTGAAAGAATAATTAATTTGGACATACATTTCTCCTTTGTGATTAAAGGTGATGTCTGTCTCTTCTTTTTTGATGATTTCTGCAGGAGACTCGTTGATGTAGTCATCAAATTGTGCTCTTGTCGGAGTTCTTTGCATGACGAATTGATTAGACATGGGATAGGGTTGGAGTTAGTTGTCGTCGTAAAAGCCATCTGCTTCTCTGTCGAAACGGATTTGGGCTAGGTCTGCACAATGTGCAAGATCGTATTGAGCACTAGACGGATCAGAGTACTCAGGGCATTCTTCTAAGACATCTTGGTAATGTCTTTGAAGACTGTTGGTGTTAATTTCGTTACCCATAAGGAACGTAAAAAGAGTAGTTAATTTCCTCAGATCCTCCTGGCTTTCGAGAACTGAGTTCATCATTACGGATAGCTTTGACAGGGCATGCAGCTAACCAATCAATGAAAGATATCTTTGCTGGCAAGGCTTGCTTGGCGATAATCTGTTCGCTCAT